GCTATCCAAAAGCTTCCGGTCTTGAAGATATCATCCAGGCTTCAGGCCAATTGATGGGCTCACCTTTGAGCTTTCCAATTCTATGCCTAGCCAACTGCATCTGCTGTTGGATTACTCTATTTGATGAGTATGCCTTTGAAGACTTACCGATATTGGTCAATGGTGACGATATCAGCTTCGCGTGTTCATTGGAACGATACGCGTTGTGGTCTTCGCGCCTGGAGGATTACGGGTTTTTTAAGTCCGTTGGGAAGAACTACTGTCATAAAAGGTTCATGATAATCAATTCAGAACTCTTTGACTCGAAATATGAGCTGACAGGACGATGTCATCTTCCCTATTTTGCTAGCGGCCTTCTTATGGGTCGTAGCAAAGTATGCAAGAATGAGGATGCTCTTGAAGCGCCTCCCGTGGTTGTTTCACTACAACTGTGTCTTCGTGGTTCTCAGAACCCGGAACGAACACTTTCACGGTTTATGGCATACAACCATGAGAAGGTTGAGAAGGTGACCTGTCGTAAGACTGCACTCTTTCTCCCTATTACTCGTGGCGGACTTGGCCTGGATTCCTCCGGTGTCAAGTATCATGTCTCACTTTGGCAGCGCCGTTATGCTGCCTACCTAGCCTCTCAGAGCGTCCTTCGAACGAATCATTTTGTTCGGGAAGCGGATGAAGCTGGGCAATGGATGCCGTCGTATCGCATTTTGGATACAGATCTTAGGCCAGACATGTCTCAGTATGAAGTCCTACCTGGACTCATCGATGACAGAACTGGTGAAGATGTGACGGAACAGACATGGTTACCCGGTTTGAGTGGAATTGAGCGAAAGCTCTTCTTGCAGCGTATTTACGCGCGCACTCGGGACTATCAGCAGGAGATCGCTCCGACTGGTCCCACTGGGTGGAAGATCATGGACAATGAGGGTAGGACGACTTGGAAGTCGCACCTCAATGTGTCCACTTTGCGAAAGATTCAAAGACAGACTCCCTTAGCAGGAAATCTTCTTGATGAGCTTCCTTATCGCTACAGCTCCTACAAACCCGTACGGGCATCCGTTGGTGTGTCAGCTTCGGCCGACGCTGTCTCCACTTGCGAGTGGATTGACAACCAAGAAGATGTCTACGGTGGTGGGTATGTGGCGTGCCGTTGAGAAACGAGCGGGAACAACGTTGTGTAACTATTGTTCGAACTCTTGAGCTCAAGTGCTCAGGATCCCTGCGTCCTTGAAAGACGTAAAACTTACCACGTACTTATACGAGAAATATCTCTGATGACGACAGTAAGATGGCCTAACCAGCCCCTTGAACCGTTTAACAACACGATGGTGTTTAAGTTCGGTGAAGGTTTGCTAATCAGAGCGCCCACATTGGATGTGAAATAAGGTAGTACCTAGATTCAGTCCAGGAGTGCGGGTGGATGGGGTCACATTCGACAGGTCTTGCTCTTGTGAGATCTAACCCAAAACGGTGAGTCGCTAAAAGCGATTCTCAATAATTCCGTACCAAGGTGACATAGGTATTCGTTTGTTCAAGATTGACGGCTCCGTGAGGAGATGGCAGTGATGCCTTGGAGTGCCCGTGAGGGTCGACCCACTTGTCGTTCTTGAAGAAGTCAGCAACCCGTAAGGGGTGTACCGTGAGGTACTGTAGGTGCCGTGAGGCCTCCCTACTTGCGTCTTCTGACACGAAGATGATGTCGCCGTAGTGTCGACAGACTGCAAAGGTGCAGTCGATTGTGATGTACAGTCG